AGTTACTACTGACTATTGGTCAGCTAGAGTCGGCTATGAATGGGATTCATCAGCAAGTAACTTTAGTGCAAATCTACAAGCTACTAATGCGTTAGCTTACCAAAAGAACACTTGGTATCAAACTCTTGGTCAAAAGATTCAAAAAGTATCTAACAAGATACATCAATTGACTTTAAGAGGTGGTGCTAACTTCTTGGTTTGTTCACCAACAGTGGCTACTTTAATAGAATCTATACCTGGATATGCTCCAGATACAGATGGTACTAAAGACCAATTTGCTATGGGTGTAAGTTCAATCGGTGCATTGAAGAGCAGATGGACAGTTTATAAGAATCCTT